CACGTTCTTCGCGGCGTCCGATCTCGTGGATCTGTTCTACGGCCTCGCCGCACCGTACCGGGGCAATGCCTCGTGGCAGGTCTCCAACACCGCGCTCGCGAAGATGCGGAAGTTCCGCGACTCGACGGGGCAGTTCCTCTGGAGCCCGGCGCTCCAAGCGGGCGAGCCCGAGATGTTCCTGAACCGGCCGGTGTACGAGAACCCGGGTATGGCCGCGGTCGCCAGTGCTGCCAAGTCGGTGGCTGTGGGCGACTTTTCCAAGTACATCGTCCGCGATGTCGTTCCGATGCGGATCGACGTCTCGGACCAGTACAAGTACAACATCGACCAGCTCGCGATCCGGGTCGTGACCCGGCGTGACGGCAACCTGCCGGACGCCATCGCGGTCCGCTACCAGGTCTGCGCCAACACGTAGGCCACCGGGGAGTCGCAGTGGGCGCTGCGACTCCCCACTTTTCCAAAGGTGGGCAATGCGCATCCTCTGGGGTTCCAACGCGCCCTGGGCCCCGACGGGCTACGGCACACAGACGGCCGAGGTTACCAAGCGTCTGAAGGCGGCCGGGCACGACGTGGCGATCGCCGCGAATTACGGTCTCAGCGGCGCGATGATGAAGTGGCACGACATCCCGGTCTTCCCCGCGGGTGTCGATGCCTATTCCAACGACATCTGGCCGGCGCACTTCGTCGCCTGGGCTCGCGGCGAGCCGGCGCTGTTCCTGACGCTCTTCGACGTGTGGGTCCTGCATCGCGACTACTTCCGCGATCACAACCTCGCTTCATGGACGCCGGTCGACCACTACCCGGTCCCGCCGCTCATCCTCGATTGGGCGCGGGAGCATGAGACGATCGCCATGAGCCGCTTCGGGCAGGCGGCGCTCATGAAGGCGGGCATCGCCTCGACATACATCCCCCACGCCATCGACCGGACCATCTTCCGGCCGCTGGACAAAGCCGCCGCGCGGGTAAAGCTCGGGCTCGACCCCGATGCCTTCGTCATCCTCATGAACGCGGCGAATAAGGGCAACAATCCGCCGCGCAAGGCGTGGTCGGAGAACTTCGGCGCGCTCTCGATCTTCTTCGAGAAACACCCCGAGGCGGTCGCCTACATCCACAGCGACGTCATGGGCATCGGCGGCGTGGACCTCCGCGTCGTGGCGGGCTTCTGGGGCATCAACGAAAACCGGCTCCACTTCTGCCAGCAGTACCAGTACCGCACCGGACAGACGAGCTCCGAGGAACTGGCCGAGATGTACGCGGCGGGCGACGTTCTGCTCGCGGCATCCTACGGCGAGGGCTTCGGCATCCCGACCATCGAGGCGCAGGCGTGTGGCCTCCCGGTCATCGTCAGTGATTGGGCGGCGTCACCGGAGCTCGTCGGTGCGGGCTGGAAGGTTCGCGTGCAGCCGCTCTACGATGCCCCGCAGAACGCCGCCTTCGGCCTGCCCATCATCAGTGGCATCGTAGAAGCCCTCGACGCGGCCTACGAGGCCCGTGGCGACCCGGAACTGCGGGAAGCGGCCATCGCCAAGGCTGCGGAGTACGACGCCGACACGGTGTTCCAGGCGGCCTGGATGCCCTACCTCGCGGACCTCGAAGCAAAGCTCCGGCCGCCGAGCCGTGAGGAACGCCGGGCCGCACGGAGGGCGAAGCGGTGAGGGTCTATACCGGGGGCACGTTCGACCTCTTCCACATTGGGCACGTCCGGCTCCTCTGGCGCTGTTCGAAGCTCGCTTCCCCGGATGGCGAGGTCGTCGTAGCGCTGAACACCGACGATTTCGTGGCGGCCTACAAGGGCCGTCCGCCAGTTATTCCCTATGCCGAACGCCGCGAGATCCTCGAAGCCTGCCGCTACGTGGATCGCGTGGTCCCGAACCACGGCGGCGCGGACTCGAAGCCCGCCATCGAATGGGTCCAGCCGGACATCATCGCGGTCGGCTCGGATTGGCAGGATCGCGATTACCACGCGCAGATGGGCTTCACCCAGGCATGGCTCGACGAACGTGGTATTCGGCTCATCTATCTCCCCTATACCGAAGGGGTCTCGACGTCGGACATCCGGGACCATCGATGACCCACCCGACCGAGATCCCCTCCGGCGTTTCCGCCGTCGAGGCCGATGTGTTGGCCGAGCTTGCCCGCGATGCTCTCGTGCTGGAGTGCGGCTCGTGGTACGGCTTCTCGACGGTCGTCATGGGCCGGACTGCGCGACGGCTCTACGCCGTCGACTGGCATCACGGCGATGCCCATGCGGGTGAGCGGGACACGCTCCACGACTACATGCTGAATCTGGCTCGCTATGGGCTCACCGATACCGTGCAGACGGTCATCGGGCGCTTCGAGACGGTGCTGGAAGCCTTCCGCCCTGACTACTTCGATGGCGCATTCCTCGATGGGATGCATGACGCCGCATCGGTCGCACGGGACCTCGGACTCGTGGCCCCATTCGTGGCACGCTCGGGTTGCTGGTTCGCGATCCACGACTACATCGTGCCCGCCGACTGGCATTTCGAGGTGCGATCGACCGTCGATGGGTGGCTCGTGGAGCATCCCGAATGGAAGCGCAGCGTCACCGTGGACAAGCTGCTCGTGCTGCGGCATCGATGATCCCCGTTCTCATCATCCCGGCGGTGAGCCGCTTCGACCTCCTCGAGCGGCTCCTCGCCTCGCTCGACGAACCCGTGGGCCGCCTCGTCATCGTGGATAACTCGTGCAATGGGGCCACAGTCAGCGATCCCCGGGCCGAATACATCCGGCCCATCACGGGGCTTGGATACCCCGGCGGCATCAATGCGGGCATCCTCCAGACGCCCCAAGCCCCCTGGTGGTTCTTTGCCAGCGTGGACATCATGTTCGGGCCCGGCGACCTCGCCACTATCGTCGCGGAGATGAGCGATGTGGATTGGCCGCAGCTCGTCACGGGCGACCGTCATGACACCCGTCTGTTGCGCTTCGCCTATGGCGCGCTGAATGCCGAGTGTGTCGATGCCGTGGGCCTCATGGATGACGGCTTCTATCCGATCTACTTCGACGACGACGATTACGAACGCCGCTGCCGGCTGGGAGATGTGGAATGGGTCACGTACAACGGCAACATCCGCCACGGCGAAAACGGGGACGTGGGGTCGGTGACCATCAAGTCGGACGACGAGCATCGCCGGGCCAACAGCCGGACCTTCCCACTGAACGCTGCCCGCTATGTGGAGAAGTGGGGCGGGATGCCGGGATCGGAGATCTTCACGACGCCCTATGGACTCGCTGTCCCGCTGAGTTTCACGCGGCCCGACATGGCTGGGCGGCGGGCGCGGATATGGGGCTCGCCACCATCGAACCCCTGACGGAGACGCGATGAGCCACACCTACGCCAGCGTCGAGAGCTTCCAGCGGTTCCTTCGCGACGCGGGCGATACGCAATATGCCTCCACGCTCGACGCCATCATGCTCACCATCCTCGAGGGGGCATCGCGGCGCGTCGATGGCTTCTGCGGGCGCTCGCGCTTCGGTTCCGGCTTCGGTCCGCGTTTCGGTACGAATACCTACGATGCCGACGGTAGCCTGGACTTCGACCTCGACGATGACCTGCTGGCACTCGGCACCGTCACGGGTCTGAGCGGCACGGGCAGTAGCGCGACGACGCTGACCCTCGATACGGACTTCTATCTCAAGCCGTACTCGACGCCGCCCTATCGCGCGCTGGAGATCACCGGGCTCGGCTCGCTGACACCCTACGGGCTGAAGGGGCTCGGCATCGCCGCTGCGACCTGGGGTTATGGGAATACGACGGTGGCAAACGGTACCGTGATCGGGACCCTCACCGCTTCCCAGACAAACGGCACCGTCTCGGCCACGGTGGAGACGGGCTGGACGCTGCTGATCGGGGCGGAACAGCTGTACGTCACCGTGGGCGGGACGGCTCTGACATGGGTGCGCGGCGTCAACGGCACGACGGCAGGTACCGCCGCGGCGGGCGCTGTACTGAGCTACTACACCTACGATGCCGCCGTCGTGAATGCCGCCCATCTCGTCTCCCAGCGGCGCTGGAAGGCGCGCGATGCCGGAGTCTCGGGTGAGTACGGTGGCATGGACGGCGAGACAGGCGGGCCGCGTGATACGGAGTGGTCGATCCTGCGCTCGACGGTGGGCCATCTCCGTCGCATCGCGGTCGGCTGATGACGACCGAGGCCGCGCTGACGGTTCTGGGCACGCATCTCGCGGCGGCGGGCACGGCGCTCTCGCGCCCGATCACCGACGTCTCGCGGGGTTTGCCTTATGCCCGGGGACGACAGGTCCGGTACTACTGGGATGCCGAGACGGAGCCGGTGCGCATGGGCGGCCAGCGCACGCTCTCCGAGGAGATGGTCTCGCACCGCATCAACATCGCGGCGCTCTGGCCCGTCCCCGACGGTTCGGAGACGGCGAACACGGCGCTCGACATCGAGGTCGTCGCGTTCGTGGATGACGTGCGCGGCCGCATCCTGGGCGACTCGACGCTCGGAGGGAACTGCACCGATCTTGAGCTGGACTATGCCGACGCCGACCTCGTGACCATCGCGGGTGGTCTGCATCTCGCGGTGCGCTGGACGCTGACGATGGATTACACCGCCGCGACGATCGGGCCATGACCATCTCGGTCACCACGAAGGCCACGCTCGAAGGCGACTTCTTCACCCGCGATCCCGGCAAGACGTTTCGCGCCAACGTGCGCGACATGCTCGACAAACTGGCCGAATGGATGGGAGCCGAGGTTCGCTCGGAGATCGCCGGCAAGGCCGGCTCGATGCCCCGCTATACCGGTTGGTCGCATGACCACACGCTCGGCTACACAACGAGCGGGAAGACCGGCAAGCGTTGGGGGACCTGGGCCGCAGTTGGCGCGGTCACGGCGGGCATGGACAAGACGGATGCCATCCGCACGAAGGCGGCGGCGGCCACGATCGAGAAGCGCTTCCATCCCTACCGCCGCGTGAAGTCCGGCATCTACCGTTCCCGGCCGATCATCCAAGCGAACCTCGCGCGAGGACTGGAGTAGAGCATGGCAAAAAGCAGCGGCCTTGGTGGCAACTTCTACATCGCGCAGTTCGATCTCTCGGGCGACGTGGGCGCGGTCCAGACCGTCTCGTCGAAGCGCGCCGTGCTCGATATGACGTCCATCGACAAATCGGCCATCGAACGCATCCTCGGCCAGAAGGATGGTGAGATCAGCTTCACATCGTTCTGGGACACCGCGGCGGGCGCCGAGCATCTCGCGCTCTCCACAGCCCTGACGACCGACCGCATCGTGACCTATGCCGTGGGCACGACGCTCGGCGCGGACGCCGCCTCGCTCATCGGCAAGCAGATCGATTACGCCCCGACGCGCGGCCAGGACGGTTCCCTCGTCGCCACGGTGCAGACGCTCGGCAATGGCCAGAGCTTCGACTGGGGCTACCTGCTCACCACGGGCAAGCAGACCTTCGCGGGCGCCGCATCCACGACGAGCATCGACGACTACGGCGGCACCTCGACGGCATTCGGCGCGGCGGCCTATCTCCATGCCTTCAGCATCGCGACGGGCACGGCCACGGTCACCGTGCAGGACAGCGCGAGCGCCGCTTCGGGCTTCGCGAACCTCACCGGCATGGGCTTCACGAACGTCACGGCGGCGACGTCGCAGCGCATCCAAGGAGCCACGAACGCGACCGTGCGCCGGTACATCCGGCTCGACATCACGGGCACCTTCACGAACCTCGTCTGCGCGGTCAGCTTCCGCCGCTACTTGGAAGATCCCTCCATCTAAGTCCCTCTCCCTCGGTCTCATAGCCCGCCACTCGGCGGGTTCTTCGTATTGGACAGAAAGGAACTGTCGACGTGGCCAAAGTCAGCGGAATCTCCTGCATCGTGACGATTGGCGGTAACACCATCACAAACGATGTCACGAGCGTCAACCTCAACACGCCCTACGGCGTACAAGATGTCACCGGGCTGGACAAGGCCGCCGTCGAGCGTCTCCTACTGCTCGCGGACGGCACGGGGACGGTGAATGGTGTCTTCAACACGACCTCGTTGATGAGCCATGCGACGTTGAAGGTACCCGGCTCCAAGGCGTTCATCCTCGGCTATCCCGGTGCCACGGCCACCTTCACGGCGGTTACGACGGATTACGCCCTGGCCCGCGGCCAGGACGGTTCGTTGACGTGGAGCGTGCCCTTCGCGCTGAGCAGCGGCACCGCCGTCGCCTGGACGTAGATCGTCAGGACCCCGGCGTTCGTGCCCATCGGCGCCGGGGTTCCTTTTCGGTGGGCATGAGGTGGGCATGAAGACGCTGCGCATCGAGTTCGAGGATCATCCCGGCCACATCCTGACCATCGTCTCGCCGGTCTCGCTGGATGCGTACTTCACGGTGCGCGAAGCCTATGAGGCGGGCAACTGGAGCGAGCGGGCCAGCTTCACGGCGCTCTTCGCAGCCTGGACGCCGTTCGTCCGGTCGTGGTCGTACAAGGTCCCGGTGAGCGCCGAGAGCATGAATGCGCTCGACCCGCATCCCCTGCTCGCCGCGGTGAAGGCGTGGCTCGATGGGGTCCGCGACGTGCCCCTCCCTTTGCCGCGCGCGTCTTCCGCTACCGCGCCGTCGGAGTAGA